GAGAAGATCGGAGGCGAGATCGTCTTTTTCACGGGGATCAAATCATATTTTGACATGGTATCTAAACTATAATTTACATTCTTTGTACATTGTAGCCATATCTTTTCATTATGACGCTTGATCCTTTGCTGTGTTTTACTATGTTCTAAAAATAGTTTAACAGCCAATTTATGACGTCGAAGCCTTCTTGGATCTTCTTTTAATATATGGTAGTTGTTATCTTTCTTTTCGGCCGAAGCTTTTAATTCAGAGAGGCAATTCTTGAACAACGTTTGGATGGTTAACAGATTATACACCCAACTATGTTCTTCATGAACACTAAGTTCCACAGTGCGATTGACAAAGGGAAACTGCAATTCCTCTCGGGGAGTGAGTTCTTCAACAGAAGGTTCGTAAGTTACGTCCGCTTTCTGATACAAGGTGGGTTCGACATGGCCGATGGTCTCCATAACAAGAGGATGCATTTGCCAATCTTTATTCCCAGACCAAGCACAGGGTTTGTGCTTGTTTATCTGAGATACGATTGTAGTACAAACGCGTCTGTCCTGTTCGGAGAGTTCTCCGATCATGCCGAGTCCACCAACAAAAACAGGAGCACAATAGGAGCCACGAAAGGTTCTTAATGTATTCTTGTTATAGTAATAGAAAGCCTTATTGACTTCGTCCCACATACCTTCTGGACATTGCGCATAAAGTTCATTATGTAAAGCGCCTAATTCACCCACCCACTTCTTAGCTTCTTTAGAAGTCGCGGCAGACCTGTTCATACCAAAGAGTATTCCTAAGTTTACAAATTTCTGTTCGACCCAACCCATCGTAATCTCATCATAATCATATCTGCGTGAATTAATCACGGCAAATTGAGAATGGTAAGTCTTACCGGGGGAAGTGTCTAGGCCAGCCATATGTGTAACCTTTTTCCAGATTTTGTATAGACCATAATCTTTATTTTTATTCCCGACAAGGATACAATCATCACCGTTGACGCGAAGTCGACAGTAATCAAGGTATAGTTCTCGAGATTGGTCTATTTCCATACTAAATCTGCATAAGGCTGCATTGGCTATACATAGAAAGACGAAACTAATGATAGAGCCCATTAATTGGCCCATTTCTTGATTTATTTCTTCGTCATTGTAAACAAATACATGTTTGGTTAAAGCCCTTTGCATCATACAATAAAGTTCATGAGGAAAAAAAGAACCGTTGTTCCCCCAAATATCCTTAAGGGAGTCTAGGATCGTCTCGGAAACCCAACTGTACAGGTTATCCGTAGATGCTTGGTAATCACCGTTAACAAATTCTTCGCTATCGCGAAGGATGCCTCGAGCGACAGAATTAATGACATCTGGCCCAATACCTTTCCCGACCAATTCAAAAGTGGGATGTTCTTTAAGAACTTTCCACATAAACTTTTGTATCGGTTTAAGGACGAAATAGGTTTTTGGAGGACCTTTCGAGATAACCCTTATCTTGAGAGCTTCTGCTAAACCGACTGGTGTCACCAATGGTCTTTCCTCTTGTGCTTCAACAAAGGTATTCCAATATAAGTACTTATAAGCTTCCTCTATATCAGAAGTGTCTGCTAGATAACATATAGCCTCTTCACTCATCTCCCGTAATTCGATTTCACGTAAGTCAGAGTCAACAAGAAACTGCTCCCCCCATTTATCCGATATGGATTGTTTTAATTGGGCTTTGAACTGTTTCAACTCTAACTTTGGGAATTCCTCCCCAATAAGAACACATAGATCTATAAGCTCGCCGACTTGGCCGGCTTCACTACGTGATCTGTTATAATTGGATGAGGTTGATGGGAAGTGAGGCTTTTCTAACATTTCTCTGGTTATGCGAGTGTGTCCAAAGACTTCTCGTGTTGTTCGTCGGAGTTGTTCTTTAATAACTTCTTTTGTAATAATACGAAAGCCTTGACCTCGATTGCATGGAATGATGACCGGTTCAGGATCAG